CTCTTGAAACATTATATCTAATGTTCTTCTAGATGTTTTTAATTGATATCCAGTTACATTCTGAATACCCATTCTTTCAAAAGCTTCTTCTATTATTTCATCAATAGAAAAATTTTTTTCAAAGACGTATGTTCCAGAGGTTGTGTTTGCCATTTGACCTCCTACTTATCTATAATAACAGTTACCGTAGCATTCGAAAGAGCAGAAACAGTCATTCCACCATCAAATACAATTCCATCTTCTGCAAGATTATATGCAAATACATCACCTGCTGGAACGTCTACTTGAAATTGTGTTACTGAGTTTCCGTCTTGTAAAGTAACTGAACCTGCAGAACCAGATGAAGCTAATATAATTCCTCTTAATCTAGTTCTTCCTGCAAATACAGAACCTGTTGAATTTTTTCGAACTGCCTTTACATCACTTTTCATTATCCCGTATATCCTATTGTTACAGAGTCTGTATTAGTTAAATCTAAAAAGACTCCTGTTCTAAATCTTATACCAGAACCAGGAACAAATACATCTAAACCTTCGGTGCCAAACTTAGCTTGAAACTCTACAGGTCCACCTGTTCCAGTTCCATCATGTAATTTAACAATAGCATTGTTAGCACCATGAGCCATAATATATGTTACTCTACATGGTCCTAAATCAGTTCCACCACCAGTGATAGTTTTAAATGCTCCATCACTTGTTCTGTTAGTAAATTTTTGATCACTTGAAAATGATCCTCCGCCTGCCATAATATTCTCCTTAAATTTGTATGGGGCCGAAGCCCCACACTAAATTAATTATTACGCTTCTTTTGCGAATACACCTTGTACATCAACAATCGTCCAGTGCGCTGTTGAATTCAAAGATGCACATACTACAAAGTCACCAACTTTTGATGTAGCTTTTGTATTAATAAGATCTTTATTATCTGTTAAAGATCCAGCATACAAAATACCATCAGAAGCATTTGGACTAATAGTCAAAGCATTCGTTCCATCAGGACCTGTATTTACAAATGTAAATATTCTCCCAATAGAAATTGGCGGTAAAGTAAATACTACTCCATCAGTTTTTGATGTAAAAGTTTTACCAGAATCCGCATTTGTAACTGTGTAGTTAGCTGATTTGTTTTCTAGATTAAATCCAGTTAAGCCTGATTCGTTAAACTTACCCTGCAGAACTGGTCCTCTAAATAGAGTTTGTGCCATAGTATTATCCTCCTAGTTTTGTCGAACGTAGTCTCTAGGCCGTCGACTATACTCGTCTACGTTCTGATTAATTGTATAGTGTGTTTTTTATATACTAGATTTAAGTAGAGTGCAAGAGAGCCTTATAATGAATGTGCGTTTTCAACGATGTAGCTTTTTATTAAGTAGCTACTGAAACTTGTGGAGCCGAATTAGCAATTGCATTTTCTCTAGCAGCAATCTTAGCTTCTTCTAGCTTAATTTCATTGATAACTTCTTTTATCTTGCTATCAATTCTGACCATATCAAGAGTGTATTTACTGTGTTTATTATACTCTTGTTGCCAGCTCAACTCCAAGGACGTTTTTTGTTTGTAAAGGTCTTGAATCATTTACAATCTCCTCGTATGTTAACCATGTTTTACTCTGACTATAAAAATCAGATTTGTCCCATTTTATATCACCTTTTCCTAGTTTGTCAATGATAGAATCTTCTAAAGGTTTACCCTCTTCAGACGCTTTAACAGTGAAATCTGCTAAGTATCCGTAGGCTCTGATTTTGATTCTGAAGTTTTTCATGGATTATTCCTTTCTATGACTGAAATGAGGCGGGATTGTGTCCCGCCTCAAATTTATTGATTAAGCACCTGGTGATGCAAAAATACCTCTAGGGTCAGATACTCCAAATACGTATCTTTCTCTAGCTTTGTATCTTACGTTGCCAGTATCGAAATCGCCTTCCATTTTTGTAGTTAATGGTGCTCTTTCAAGATGCTTCATTCCGTTAGGAACATCAGTGATCAAGAAGAATGCATCAGGATCAGTAAAGAAGTTATTGATTGAATAACCTCCTGGAACCATTCCCATGTTTCTTAAAGCATTGATGTCATTGTCAGCAGTTCCTGTTCTGTTTTGAGATTTCATTAATCTCTCTGCAGTAAACTGAAGAGCTGATGGAACGATCATTCTTTGAGCGCTAGCAGCTATTTTTAAACCTCTTTCATCAGTAAACGCTGCAATGTCGATCATTGCTTGTTCTAATGAAGTTTCGTTTAAGTCAGAAGCTGTAGCCAATGTGTTACTGAAAGTCCCGTTTATAGTTGGGT